GACGACGCTGCTCACGGTCGGGACCTCGTCGACCGGGTACACGGCGTCCGCCGAGGGGACGACGACGGCTGCCAGGTCGTTCGATGTGGTGTCGCTGTCCTCGGTGTCGGGCGAGTCCGGGTTGTCCTACGTGCGGACGTTCATGCCGGATGACCGGCCGATCGTGGCCGTGTCCAAGTTTCTGCGCGTGCGCGCGACGACGCCGACCACTGCCGCTGACATGCGGTGCTGGGTGACCTTCCAGCAGGTGGGCTGACCGATGCCGCAGATCGCCCCACTCGTCTCGGCGTTCCGGCGCCGCCTCGCCAACCTGCCCGGCCCTACGGCCGCGACAGGGGAGGCGTCGAACGGGCAGCCGGTGCAGGTCGAGTTGCTGGTTGCGGGCGTGTGGGTCGACCTCACAGCGGGCGGCTACGTAATGGTTCGCGACGACGGCGGTCAGATCGGCATCAGCTACGGCATCACGGGCGGCGAGGGGTCGCAGACCGAACGCGCCCAGGCCACCCTCCAGCTGAAGAACGGGGACGGCAGGTTCTCCCCCCGCAATCCGACCGGGCCGTACTTCGGGCTGATCGGCCGCAACACCCCGATCCGGATCTCGGTCCCGGACGGGCTCGGCGGCAAGGGCTACCGGCTGTGGGGTGAGGTGACGGAGTGGGCGCCGGGCTGGGACCCGTCCGGGGCGGACGTGTGGTGCGACGTCACGGTGTCGGGGATCTTGCAGCGGCTGGCGCAGGCTCCGGTCCCGGAACGCTCGGTGATCTACAACGCGGTCACGGATCCGATCGCCTCGTCGGTGGTGGCGTACTGGCCGTGCGAGGACGCGGACGGGGCGACGAGACTGGCATCTGCCCTGGTCAACGGGTCGGGGATGACGCTCTCCGGATCACCCACCCTGGCCAACTACTCGGGGTTCGAGGCGTCCGATCCGCTGCCTGATCTGTCGGCCGGGTATGTGTCGGGCGGGGTCACGAAGTACGACGATCCGACCTCGACGCAGGTCCGGTTCCTGGTGTCGATCCCGCTGGCGGGGCTGACCGTCGGCAAGGTCATCTGCGCGATCGACCAGACCGACTACAGCCCCGGGAGCGCCCAGTTCTGGGAGTTGTATTACGGGAATTTCACCTCCACTTCGACGTCGCTGACCCTGCGGACGTGTGCCTCCGACGGCACCAACTTGGGCGCGGACCTGGAGTCCACGCTCGACGTCCGCGGCCGACAGCTGTACGTGTCCGTCGAGTTCCAGGAGTCGGGGACGGGGATCACCCGCGCGGTCCGGCTGACGGACATCAACACCGGCGAGACATCGAGCGTCACCGACACGGCCGCCGTGACCCAGTTGTCGCGGGTGACGCGGGTTCAGTTCGGCGCGCCGTCCCGCAGCGTCGTCTCTCCGATCGGGTCCCAGTTCCTGCCGGGGGTGGCGGTCGGGCACTGCACGGTGGAGAACGCGATCACGGCGGTGACTGCGCTCGGCCGCCGGCTGAACCCTGTCGGGGAGACCGCAGGTCGGCGGATCCAGCGGCTGTGCGGCGAGGGGGGCATCGCGTTCGACTGGGTCGGTGACCTGGACGACACGGTAGCGCTCGGCGCGCAGGGCCGTCAGAACCTGCTGAGCCTGGTGCAGGAGGCGGTCCTCGCGGATGGCGGGCTGCTGTACGAGAACCGCAGCGTGCTCGGCCTCAGCTACCGGACGCGGGCGTCGCTGTACGTGCAGGACCCGGCGCTGATCCTCGACTACCCCTCGTACAACCTGGCGCAGGTGCCGGTGCCGGTGGAGGACGACCGGTACGTACAGAACCGGGTCACGGTCACCGTGAACGGGGTCACGGGCTCGTATGAGGCGACGGACGGAACCCTGTCGACGGCGCTACCTCCGGCCGGGATGGGCGTGTACGGGCAGGACACCACGCTGAACCTGGCGGACTCGAAGTCGACGACGCTGCGGGATCAGGCGGCGTGGCGGGTCCGACTCGGCACAGTGGACGAGGCGCGCTTCCCCAGCATCTCCGTGAACCTGACCCACCCCAGCATCACCCCGGACATGCGGCGCGCAATCCTCGCTCTGCGTCTCGGCGACCGGGTGCAGATCACCAACCCCCCGAGCTGGCTGCCCCCGGACACCATCGACCAACTCGTCCTCGGAATGTCCGAGACGATCACCCACTTCGAGCACCGGCTGACGTTCACGTGCGCGCCGGCGTCCCCGTACAACCAGGTCGGCTTCCTCGACGGGTCGACGGCCCGTCTGGATACGGATGACTCGGTGCTGCTGTCCGCACCCAGCAGCGTGGACACGACGCTCGATGTGGCCCCGGTGAACGATCCGACGATGTTGTGGACCACCGACGCTGCTGAGGTGCCGTGGGATATCCGGGTGGGTGGTGAGGTGATGCGGGTGACCGCGGTCGCCTCCCGGCTGACCGATACCTTCACCCGTACCTCGGCCAGCAGTTGGGGCAGCACGGATACGGGGCAGGCGTGGACCACCTCGGGCGGCGCCGCATCCGACTACGCCGTGGCCGCTGGTGTGGGCACGCACACCCTGACGAGCGTCGATGTCAGCCGCCGGGCCTTCACCGACATTACGTACCCGGGCTGCGACCTGTACGGCAGCGTCACCACGAGCGCGGCCGCGACCGGAGCGCCGATCTACGCGGGGCTCACCGCCCGGTACATCGACATCGACAACCTGTTCATGGCCCGGCTCGCGTTCTCGACGGCGAACGTGCTGACGATGGCGATCGTCCGGCGGGTTGCCAGCGTGGAGTCGGTCCTCGGCTCGGCGGTGCTGTCGTACACGTACACCCCGGGAGCGTTCTTCCGGATCCGGTTCCAGGCGATGGGCGCCCGGTTGCGGGCGAAGGCGTGGCCGGTGGCGGATGTGGTGGAGACCCCGGAGTGGCAGGTGACCGTCTCCGACGGCGCGCATTCGTCGGCGACGAGTGTCGGGGCCCGGTCGATTCTCGAATCCGGCAACACCAACGTCAGCCCGGTCGTGTCGTTCGACAACCTGGCCGTGGTCAACCCGCAGAAATTCACGGTGACCCGCTCCGTCAACGGCGTCGTGAAATCGCACGCCGCGGGCGAGGACGTCCGGCTCGCCAACCCCACCTATCTCTCCCTGTAAAGGGGCTGACTCATGGCCGAGGCCTACCCGACATTCGCCGCAGGACAGCGGGTCACTGCGTCCCTGGTGCGCTCCTCCCAGGTGCAGGTCGCCCGCAAAACGTCCGACACCTCGCGCGCGGCGACGACCACCAACACCGCTGATCCGCACCTGCAATTCGAGGTCGTGGCCAACGCGGTGTACGCGTGGTCTGGCTGGCTCAAGTACGACGGCGACACCGCCGCCGACCTGGTGATCGTCTTCACTCCGCCCTCCAGCTCACTGGGCGAGTGGGCTGGCCACGGGGCAGGCATCGTCGTCATCGGAGCGACCACGACGCCGACGCTGGAGAAGGACACGTCGCGTTCCGACGGGTACATGATCCGGACCGAGAGCAACGACGTGGCCCAGTTCCGCACGTTCGGCTGCCTCGGAGTCGGCAGCCCCCTGTCCGTGTTCATCAACGGAACACTGCGGGTCGGCTCGACGGGCGGGACGTGGTCCCTGGACTGGTCGCAGTCCGTGTCCTCGGCAACCGCGACGACGATCTACACGGACTCCTACATCTCACTCCAGCGGATCGCCTGAGAAGGGAATCTGACCATGCCAACCCCCGCGATGACGGTCCGCATCTGCTCGCTGAAGGTCGACACCCCCCAGACCGTCCCTACCGACGGCGGCTACCACCTGGTCCGCTTCCCCTACACCGCCGAGTCCTACGACCCATGGGGTATGCACCAGCCCACCCAGCCCGACGGTGGCGCCGTCACCAGCTGGTCGCGCGACGACCGGTCGGGGCTGATCTGGCCGGCCGTCGCAGGTTGGGGTGTCCTCACCTCCCTCATCTACTGGGAGGCCGGCGACTACGACGAGTTGCGCGACCGGTTCGTCCGTGACCCGCTCGGCGAGTACGACTCCACCGCCACCGAGCACCGGCCGCCGAGTCCGGGCATCCAGTGCTGGCACAAGACGCACGAGATGTTCGTCAGCCCGGACGTCCCGCTCGCGCTCCTCGTCGCACACGACGCGACGTCCGCGCGGAAGCTCACCCTCGCCGAGTTCAAGCTCGCCATCCACCCCGTAGAGGAGCCCTGACCCATGGCCAACCCGATGACCGCGGCCGAGTGGCGCGCGGCTCTGAAGGCGGAGGGCGTCCGCTTCACCGAGTTCCACGGCTGGGAGACCAGCGGGCGCGACGCCGCCACCGGCAAGCCGTTCGGCCCCGTCCACGGCGTCCTCAATCACCACACCGCTGGCAGCGACTCGCTGAAGGCGGTGACCACCGGCGGGGCGCCGAGCCTCCCGCCGCCGCTCTGCCACACGTTCCTGCCCAAGTCGGGCATCGCCGTCCTGGTCTCCTGCCACCGCGCCAACCATGCGGGCCTGGCCGCTTCCAACGTCATAGCGGCGATCACCGCAGAGAAGCCGCTGCCCAAGCAGGACAAGTCGAGCACGGTCGACGGCAACGACCAGCTGTACGGCATCGAGACGGAGAACCTCGGCAACGGCCGCGACATGTACACGCGTGCGCAGTACGACACCTGGGTCCGCTGGAACGCGGCGATCTGCCGCCACCACGGCTGGGGCTCGGGCTCGGTCGCCGGGCACCTGGAGACCAGCGTCGAGGGGAAGATCGACCCGGCCGGACCCGTCGAGGGATACGGCACCCGTAGCAAGTTCGTCTTCACCATGGGCCAGCTGCGGGCGGACGTCGCCGAGCGCCTGAAGCACCCCGCCTCCTGGTCGCCGCCGGTCACGCTCCCCGCCCCGATCCCGGGGCCCATCCCTACGCCGCCGCTCACCACCGACCAGCGGCTCACCGCCCTGGAGAAGCGCGTCACCGCGCTCGAAACGAAGTGAGGACCAGCATGAGAATCTCCAGCATCGCCAAGTCCCTCGTCGCCGGGCTCGCGGCCGGCGCCTCCGTCGCCGTCACC